TCCGGTGAGGCACTGTGCATTCAGCTTCCTGACGGTCAGCGGATCATAGCAGACGGGTTCAGCCGGGAGGAGTTCGCAGCAGCGCCGGACAGGTTCACGCAGGTGAGCCGTGCCGGGTTCACATTCGAGCGCACGTTTCTTGCGGGGAATGTGATCTATCTGCGGTCTGCGGTCAATGCCCGTGCGGTCTGGATGCAGACAATCCTCGGCGAGTATGAAAAGCTGATGGGTTCGGCGGCAAAGCGCTTTGACCAGGCGGACGGCGAGCGCGGCATCCTGAAAATTGCCTCAATCGAGCGCGGCAAGGCAGATTTTTCGGAAAAATTCAATCAGCTTATGAATGACTATTTCAAGGGCTACTTTGCCAGCAAGAACGCAGTCCTGCCACTGTTTGACGGTTATGAGTATACCTCACAGTCCGGCAGCAAGGCGGGAACGTACACCAACGACCTGAGTGCCATCAAGACGCTTGCGGATGAAGCCATCAGCAGGGCTGCGCAGGTGTTCGGCATTCCGCCGAGTTACATCCGGGGAGATGCAGCAGGCATCGCGGATGCGCAGGCTGCTATGATGACCAACTGCATCAAGCCAAGAGCCGCAGAGCTTTCGGCGGAGCTGACCGGTGCGCTTTACAGCAAGCGGGACGTACAGAACGGCGGGTGCATCTTCGTGGACACCGGCAACGTACTGCACCATGATCTGATCGGCAGCTCGACCGGCATTGACAAGCTCATGGGTGCGGGATGGACGATCAATGAGATCAACCGTGCGCTCGGACAGCCGAAGAATAATGACCCGGACTGCGACACGCGGTTTGTGACAAAGAACTACGGCGAACTCAGGGACATCGCCGAAGGAGGTGAGGAGAATGCATAAAAATATGTGGGAATTCCGGCAGTCTGCTGAAAAGTCTGACAGTTTGGAGCTGTATATCTACAGCAAAGTCGAATCGGACGGCTTCTGGAGGAACTCGGAGACCTCTGCGAAACACTTCAAGGACGAGCTTGCCAAGCATCCGGATGTGAAGGAGATCACGGTCTACATCAATTCCCTCGGCGGCAGCGTGATGGAAGGCATTGCGATCTACAACCAGCTCAAGCGTCATCCGGCGCACGTTACGGTGCGGATTGACGGCTTTGCGTGCAGCATCGCGTCCGTCATCGCAATGGCTGGCGACACGGTCATCATGCCGAAAAATACGGTCATGATGGTACACAATGCGTGGACGATCGCTCTGGGCAATTCCAGGGAGCTGCGCAAGGCGGCGGATGATCTGGATGTTATCAACAACGCATCCAGACAGGCGTATCTCGACAAGGCAGGCGACAAGCTGACCGAAGAGAAGCTCACGGAGCTGCTGGACGGGGAAACCTACCTGACGGCAGTACAGTGCATGGAGCTTGGTCTGATCGACGGCTACGGCGACGAGGAGGACGAAGAATCGTCCGGCGCGAATCCTGCGGAGCAGCTCACGGAGCTGACTGTGCAGCAGCGTCTGGAACAGGAACTCATGCAGCGGCGTGAAAAGGCGGTCGCTGCGCTCAACAAGTATTTTGGATAATCAAAGGAGGAATGCAACATGATGAATCTCGATGCAATCAAGGAGCAGAAGGACGCTCTGAGAAGCGGTCTCGCTGAGGCTGTCCGCGAGGCGGATGAGCAGAAGATCGGCGAGGCAATGGACAACTGGATGCAGTTCGTATCCGACACCGTGATGGCAGAGGCAAGCGGCATGGTCGAGGCGATCGACCGCAGCGTACTTGCGGCTCGCGGCGTGCGTCAGCTTACTGCCGAGGAGACCAAGTTCTACGAGCAGTTTATTGCAAACGCCCGTCAGGACGCACAGACGGTCATCACCAACATCACCAGCGCACTCCCGCAGACGGTCATTGATTCTGTGATGGACGATATGCGTGCAGCATACCCGCTGCTGAATCTCATCACATTCACCAATACCGGTGCGGCAATCCGTTGGGTGCTGAATGCGCAGGGCGCACAGGCGGCTGCATGGGGCGAGTTGAACGAGGAGATCACCAAGGACCTCGCCGGTGCGATCCAGATCGTGGACATGACCCAGCGCAAGCTGACCGCGTTTATGTTCGCAACGCAGGATATGCTTGCACTCGGACCGCAGTGGGTTGACCGCTACGTCCGCGCGATCCTCGCCGATGCGCTCGCTGCCGGTCTGGAGGTCGGCATGGTGGACGGCAACGGCGTCAAGTGCCCCATTGGTATGACCCGCGCCTTCACCGGCGTATACGACCAGACGACTGGTTATGCACGCAAGTCCGCGACCAGTGTTGTGACGTTCGACCCGACCACCTATGGCGGTCTGCTCTCGAATCTGGCGACCGACGGCAACACCGGCAAGCAGAGAGCTGTGTCCCGTGTGCTGCTGATCGTCAACCCGGTGGACTACTTCACCAAGGTCATGCCTGCGACAACACTGCTCACGCCGAACGGTCAGTATGTGGGCAACGTACTCCCGTTCCCGACGGATATCGTACAGAGTGTCGGCGTTCCGTCCGGTCATGCGGTCATGGGTATCGCCAAGAAGTATTTCATGGGTGTCGGCACCGGTCGCGGCGGAAAGCTGGAGTACAGTAACGAATACAAGTTCCTGGAAGATCTGCGCACCTACAAGATCAAGTTCTACGGTACCGGCAGACCTTACGATATCAACGCCTTCCTGTATCTGGACATCAGCAATCTGACACCGATCTTCCCGACACTGAACACCATAAACCCTTGACCAGTCTCACCGTAGAAGCCGAAGACGGTGAGACAAGTCTCTTCGGCAGAAAAGTCAAGACCATGCAGACCGGCATCACGATCAACGACAATGCCATCACCGGAACGCTGAAATATATCAGTTCCGGTGCAATCGCGCAGGACTGGGGAGCTGGTAATTTCCTTTGCCTGAAATTCCCGGATGCAGACATCGAGAGCATGACAGTCAAAGTCGGTCTGAATCCATCGGAGGGCAGCGGTCTTGTGGCACTGGATTCCGACAAGAACGGCGTTTTCAAGATTACGGACAAGAATGTTCAGAAGTTCGTGGTTCTCCAGCAGAACGGGGCACAGCAAAAGCTTCAGGAGTTCGACCTGTCCGGTCTGACACTCGAAACGGAGTGATGCACCGTGGCAGAGCTGCTTGACGAGCTGAAACTGTATCTGGATATCACATGGGAGGATGCACACACGGACGCAAAGCTGTCCGGCATCCTCTCCCGTGCGATCACAAAAATGAAAGCGTATGCAGGCAAATCCGACCTTGCATTTGAAGCAGGGTCGGAGGAGCTGCAATTGCTGCTGGATATGTGCCGCTATGTGTACAACAATGCAAGCGAGGATTTCGAGGCCAATTATCTGCCCGATCTGCTGATGCTCCGGGCGAAATACAAGGCGGAGGCGATGGCAGATGAAGGCGAAACAGAGGACACAGGCACAGATCCGTGAAGACTGTCTGGTCTATGATAAGCCCGTCACGCTGCAAAGGCAGGTGCCGGAAACAGGCGTGTGGGAGGATGTGCAGCATCTTCACGCAAATGTGAACAAGGCGGTCTCCACGCAGAATTTCTCGGCGGAGGATGACCGGCTGCGGACACGGCTGCTGTTCCGGCTGCGGTACTTCCCGGCACTTGATGCTGTGCGGGAGGAACCGCAGGATTTCCGGCTCAAATATGACGGGCGGCACTACGAGATCACGGACTATGACGACTATCAGGAGCGCCGGAGGGTCATCCGCCTGACATGTGAGCGCTATGAACTGCCCGTTACGGTGGAACTGCTCCGCGCATCGTTCACGACAGTGCTTGGTGTGCGGAAGAAAACCTATGCTGCATCTGGTATCCTGCTGGAATGCAGATGGGTCGCGCTTCCGGGCGAGGAAACCACGGTCAACAATGTGGTGTCTGTGGTTGAACATGCCGCGATCACAATACGGATGCGTCCGGATGTGACCGCAGGATGCCGCATCAAGTGCGGTGACGGCTCTGTCTGGGAGATCGTCGGAGCGCCGGATAACACCGGCTTGTCAGATCGCTGGCAGACGTTCAAAGTCCGCAGAATCTCGGGTGGTGCGTGATGGCAAAGAACAAAATGAGTGTCGATTTCAAGGGGCTGGATGATTACATCAAACGCCTTGAATCCATCGACGAATCCGCTGTAAAACGTGCCTTTGATTCGGCGCTACTGGCAACAGAGCAGGTCGTCAAGGAAAGCGTCACGGCAGCGATGCGCGAACACAACGACACCGGACACACGGTCAGCACGGCGATCTCCGGCAAGCAGCCGGAATGGACGCAGAGCATCGGAAAAGCTCCGGTCGGCTTCGACATCGGCGACACCGACCACAGGCAGAAGGATGACAGGCTTGCATCGGTCTTCCTGATGTACGGCACGAAGGTACACGGACAGCCGCATGAAGCGCCTGACCGGAACCTGTACGAAGCTGTCTACGGCGCTGCGGTCAGACGGCGTGTGCGGAAGATACAGGAAGAAGCGTTTGCAAAAGTACTCAGGAGGCTGAAATGAAAGAGCAATTGATCGCTTTGCTGGAAACATTCGGATTTCCGGTATATCTGCAAGGATCACTTGCGTCGCCGGGAGATTATCCGGAATCGTTTTTCACGTTCTGGAATTTTTCAGCGCCGGAATCCGCGTTTTATGATAACGATGCCAACCGCTGTGTCCGGGGGTTCTGGGTGTATTTTTACAGCACAGACCCGCAGCTTGTGGCAGATCAGTCCGAACAGGCGCGTCAGCTGCTGAAACAGAACGGTTTTATACCGGACGGAAAGCCGGTCGATCTGACAACGGATGCGCCGGAGCATACCGGGGCAATGTTTACAGTTTACAAAATTGAGAATTATGAACAGGAGGAATGAATCATGCAGAAAGTTGCAGAGTTCAGAGGGTGTGACACTCTCTGCGTAGCAAAGATCACAAATGACAGCAATGATATCCTGACAGGCGGTTACGCAACAGGCAGTGTCACCTCGCTGTGCGAGGTTGCGTCTGTAGCCAAAAGTACAGATCAAACCAGTGAGACGCATTTTTATGATAACAAGGCTCGAATCAACATCAGGGCTGTCGGCTCTGATGTTGTGACGCTGATTGTCCCCGCAATGGTGCTCAAAGCGCTCTCCATTGTGACAGGTGCGTACTACAACGAGTCCACCGGCGCATACATCGACAGGGGCAATGCAAACTCCAACGACTACTACGCACTCGGTTATAGGCTGAAGCTGACTGACGGCACGTACAGATATGTGTGGAGACTCAAAGGCACATTTTCAAGTATCCCGGACGAAAATTCCAATACGGAGAGCGATCAGATCGACACGCAGAACCAGACGATCGTGTTTACGGGCGTGGATACAGAGTACATCTTTGAAAATGTCCTCAACCCCGACGGAACTACAGGCGGCACAGCTCGAAGCGTCGTATATGACGAGCGTGACGGTAAGGTCGATTTCAGGGGCTTCTTCACCAATGTTAAAACCCCGGACAATCCGCCTCCGCTGATTGCAAACATCACTGCGCTGTCGATGTCCAAGGAAACGATGTCCATTGAGACAGGTTCTTCGGACACCATGACGTACTCCATCACACCGAGTACGGCAGTTCCGACGATTCGTTCCACAAATTCCAGTGTGGCAACGGTATCCGTAAGCGGAACGACTGTTACGGTTCGCGGTGTACACGAGGGCACGGCATACATCACTGCATCCGCAGGAACAAGATCTGCTACCACGACTGTCACTGTCACCAATCCGGCATAACCAGACATAAACGTAAAAAAAGCGGGGCATCATGCTCCGCTTTTTTGCAGAATGGAGGAGCGTATGAAATTTGAACTGAAAACCTATAAAGCCGACAAGAGGACAGTTGCTAAGACCTATCGTTCGGACAGGATCAAACTGCATTTCGGAACGGTTCGTGGATTTCTGAAAGAGATCCCGGTCAACGAAATCGATCTGAATGACGGGCAAATGCTCGGTCTGATCCTGCTGCAAAAGTGGGAAAGCATTGTCCCGCTGTTCACAGACATTTTTCCGGGTATGACTGAGGAGGAGCTGGATACCTGCGAGATCGCCGATATGGTCAACGTAGTAAGAGGCGTATTTACTTACGTCACGGAGGAACTCGGAAAGCTGGGCAGCGGAAAAAACTGACACCGGGGGAAACGGAATCCCCCGAATCTATGGAAAGCATACTGTTTTCCGTTTCGTTGGCGCTTTGCGAGAAATTTCCGGCATTTACACCGTTTGCCGTCTACCGCGAAAGTTTCCATGATGTGATGTGCCTGTTTGAAGATCTGAAACAGGAGCAGGATACTGCTGCACTCCGGAAGGCAAACGGCGGAAAAAGTCCGCCTGCCGGTTCGTTTGTACATGGCAATACATTGTACGTTCCGGCGCAGAATGATGACTGGTTTTAAGGACGTGAGAAAATGGCAAGTGAGAATGTAACCACCAAATTCCGGGTCGATATATCCGACCTGAAAAAGAACATCGCCGAAGCCAACCGGCAGGTGAAGCAGTACAGGGCGGAGCTTGCCAATGCGTCCGCAGGGATGCAGAAGGGCGAAGAAACTGCGGACTCTCTCAGCAGGAAGATCAAAGCGCAGGCTAAGATCGTCGAGGCGGAAAAGGCAAAGCTGCAAGCTCTAAAGGATGAGCTTGCAAAGTACGTGGATACCGTCAGGAAGGGCGAGGACATTGTCGCCGACCTCTCCAAAAAGCACGAGGACGCCGCGAAAGCATTCGGCGAGGACAGCAAGGAGGCAAAGGAGCTCGCAAAACAGCTGAAACAGGCGCAGGAAGCACAGGAGCGTAATGTCAAGGCTGCCGACGAGCTGCGCACGAAGATCATCAACCAGGACACGGCGGTCAAGAATGCAGAGGCGCAGGTCAAGCAGTATTCCGGCGCCCTGAACGACCTCCAGAAGGAGGAAAAAGAGACCGGCGATGAAGCCGAAAAGACCACAAACGGCGGTCTGAACGCCTTCACGGTCGCGCTGGGGAATCTGGCATCGCAGGTCATCACAAAAGCCGTTTCCGGTCTGGGAAATCTGGTGAAATCCGTCATTGACACGGGCATGAGCTTTGACACGTCCATGAGCAAGGTCAAAGCAATCTCCGGACGTGTTGCGGATGAAGATATCCCTGCCATTATCGATAAGGCTAAGGAGATGGGCCTGTCTTTCGATGAAGGCGCGGACGCTACAGCAACAGCGATGAACATCATCAGCGCGAAGGCAGAGCAACTCGGCGAAACGACGAAGTTTACTGCGACGGAGGCAGCGGACGCATTTGGCTACATGGCAATGGCTGGCTGGAAGGCCGAAGACATGCTCGGCGGTATTGACGGCGTGATGAACCTTGCGGCGGCTTCCGGAACGGAACTGGCGACGACTTCGGATATTGTCACCGATTCTCTGACGGCGTTCGGAAAATCTGCGGAAGATGCAGCACGTCTTTCGGACATCATGGCGGCAGCGGCGGCGAACTCCAACACGAACGTTGAGATGATGGGCGAAACGTTCAAATATGCTGCGCCTCTCGCCGGCGCGATGGGCTATTCCATGGAAGATATGGCAGTCGCAACGGGCTTGATGGCAAACAGCGGCATCAAGGCAACACAGGCGGGAACGTCTCTCCGTGCGATGCTGACACGGCTTTCCACCGGGGCGGGAGAAGCCGGTGTCGCAATGGAAAAGCTCGGAATCAGGCTTGATGACGGACACGGAAATATGAAATCTCTCATGCAGGTCATGAATGAACTGCGGGGAAGTTTCGGTGATCTGAAAATGACGCAGGCGGATTTCACGGCGCAGATGAATCGGCTTGATTCTGCGCTTGAATCAGGCGAAATGGATGAGGACGAATTCAACGAGGCACAGGAAGAACTCATCACAAAGGCATACGGCGCAGAGGGCGCAATGAAGGCCCAGTATGCGGCGATGCTTGCAGGGAAAAACGGGCTTTCAGGTTTCCTTGCGATCGTCAACAGTTCGGACGAGGATTTCGACAAGCTGACGGACAGCATCTACAATTCCAAGGGTGCGGCGGAAGAAATGGCAAAAGCCATGAATGACAATCTGGAGGGCAGTCTGACACTGCTGTCCAGTGCGTTTGACGGGTTCAAGAAGGCGCTGTATGACAAGGTTGCCGAACCGCTGAACGGGCTTGTCAAGCAAGTCACGGCGTATATCATGCCCGCATTGACGGACATCGCAAACGGTGTTCCCGGTGCAGAAAGCAAGCTTGCGGATGGTATCAGCAATCTGTTCAGCAATGCCATAAAAGCCGCAGGAAAGCTGCTCCCGAAGGCGGTGAGCGCTTTGGGTGCGGTGCTGTCTGGTCTGGGGGATGCCATTGTCCGGCAGGCTCCGGAATTCGTGGACGGTGCCGTCAGGCTGCTGGAACAGATCACAGACGGGATTCTGGATGCGCTACCGGATATGGTCAGCGGTCTGGGGCGGATGCTCCGGTCACTGATTGACAGCGCAGCGGAGTTCCTGCCGCATCTGGCGGAGAGCATCGTCAATGCGGTTCCCGGTCTGATGGATGCGTTGCTGGACACGCTGCCGGTCATCCTGCGGGCACTGACTAGGCTTGCGGAAAAGATTGCCGCAAAGCTGCCGGAGCTTGTGCAGAAGGTTGTGCGGTACCTGCCGGAACTGGTGCGGGGGATTGCAGATTTTCTCGCAGAGCAGACACCGGTTCTCATTCAGTCAGTTATGTCGGTCGTGACAGGTCTTGTCAGGGCGCTGCCGGATGTGATCCGCACCATTGTGGATGTGCTGCCGCAGATCATTACAGGAATTACGGAGGTACTGCCGGAACTGATTGGCGGCATTGCGGAGGCTCTTGTCGAGTGCCAGCAGCCGCTGATGGAGGCGGCACTACAGCTCATCAAGGCACTTGTGGAAATGCTGCCGGACATTGTAAAACCCATTACGGAGAATCTGCCGCAGATCCTCGGAACGGTTGCGGATATCACATTGCAGCTGCTTCCGCTTCTTCTGGAAGCACTGGACAGTCTGGTGAAGCAGGTTGTCACAGCACTGCCGGAAATTCTGCAAACGCTGTGGGATGCGCTGACGATCATGCTTGACCCTGTGGCGCAGGTGCTTGCAAACGCATGGCTGAAAGCAGAAGATTTCCTGAAAGGGACATATGACGCGGCTGTCCGTATCACGGAGGAAGCCATTGAAGAATTGGCTGGATTCTTCGGCGGTATCTGGAACAGCATCAAGGAAGCGTTCGGGAATGTAGGCGATTTCTTCAAGGGTGTCTGGGAAGAAGCGGTGCAGAACACAGAAACCGCTATCGGTGATATTGTCAGATTCTTTACCGGCATCTGGGACAGGCTGAAAAAGTCATCTACTGACCTCGGAACAAAAATCGGTGATGCGGTCGGCGGGGCATTCAAGACAGCCATCAATGGTGTGCTGGAGTTTATCGAGGAGAGAATCAATACTGTGCCGGATGCTATCAACAGCGCGATTGACTTAATCAACAATCTGCCGGGTGTGGAGATCAAGCCTATGGAGCATATCACGCTGCCTAGGCTTGCAAAGGGCGGTATCGTGGAGAAACCCACGGTTGCACAGATCGGTGAGAACGGGCGTGAAGCAATCATTCCGCTGGAACAGAATAAAGCCGGTCTGCGGGAAATTGCCGGAATGCTGGCACAGGAAATCCGCAGCATGAATGTACAGGCAGCACCGCAGGCAATCAACAATATCACGAATCAGGGTACAACCATCAATTTCACCCAGAACAACACAAGCCCGAAGGCTTTGTCGGAGTATGATCTGTGGAGGCAGTCGCAGAATCTGATGAGCCTTGTCAAGGCACAGGGGGTGTGATATGTACACACTGCAAATTCAGAACGACCGTGGAGAAATTTACGGGATGACGGATCATCTGGATGAATTCATTGTTACGGAAATCACCGGTCTGGATTCGCCGAGGAACAACATCAACATTTCCACCGCCGGGACACAGGACGGCGGCAAATTCAACAGCTCACACCTCGAATGCAGAAATATCGTCATCACGGTGGTGCTCTCCGGCAACATCGAGGCGCAGCGTCAGAAGCTGTACAGGATCTTTCCTCTCAAATCTGCCGTGAAAGTGTTTTTCCGGGAAAAATACCGGAATCTGATGACAGAAGGGTACATCGAGCAGATCAGCGTGCCGCAATTCGTGAAGCTTGAAGTGGCACAGATCTCGATCATCTGCCCGGATCCCTACTGGAAGGACAGGAACGAGATACAGGCGGAAACATCCTACGGTCTGGCGGCATTTGCATTCCCGTTTGCGATCAGTGCGGGCGGTGTTCCAGTATCCGAGCAGTATGCAAATCCGGTGTGCAGAATCGTGAACAACGGTGACTGCGACATCGGGTTTGTTTCCAGAATCACGATCGATACAGAACAGGAAGCTACGATCACGCGGCATACCACCCGCTTTACTGTTTCATCTATACTGTCGAGGCGTGTTCTGCTGCCGCTATCGGCTTCCGAGTACGATGAAAGCACGGAGAATCTCCGCGTAAAAATCAACGGCAGCGTCATTGACCCGTCAGGGTATACAACGAAATACATCACCTATTCCGAACGAACAGGCACACCGAGATTTATCTACATTCAGTTCGAGAACGGCACGCTCTCGGTCGGTGATGCCGTAAAAATTGAGGTGTACCATGCCGGAAGCGGGTATGTGCAGGAGGTATCCGAACAATCCGACGAGCCGTTCCTGCTCCCTGACAGTCTTAGCTGTACCTTCACAAAGCCTAGCTGGTACAACTCGGCAATCAACATAGACTACACGATCATTCAGGATGGTTCGGACACCACAAGCAACTGGACGCTGGATGATACGGAGAATCTGGTTTTTACTACGGATAATACGAGTTTGCGGCACGAAGCACATCTGACGCTGACAGGCGATGTATGGCGTGAAAATATCGACATCGTAACGGTGGAAAAGCAGACGACTGTCGGCTATCCGGATGAGCTGTTTTCTGATCTCATCCCGGCGACCTCGGCGGTCAGACTGTATCAGGGGGAAACGAAACTCACGGACTGGACATCGGAGATCGTCGATATTTCTGACGGTACGCAGGAAACCTGTTTTGCTTTCAGATGGGTTCTGACAGACAACGTGACAGAGTACACCTATACCGATACCGGCGGGGCGGATATCAGCGGCTATACAGACGAACAGCTGGACACCGGTATGGGCGTGGTGGACGATCTGACCATCACCAACACTTCAACGGGGGCGCATATCTGCTTTGCGGGTATCCCCCTGCGTTCCGGCGATGTCATTGAGCTGTCCACCATGCCGGGCGATCTTCACGCAACGGTAATGGAATCCGACTGGATGCCGGTCGGTACAAGTCTGCTCTATACGGTCTACCAGCACGGGTCGTTTTTCAGGCTGCAAAAAGGTGAAAACATTCTGGAAATCACGGCGGAAACCAATGTGGATTTTGTCCGTGCGGAATTCCGCGCAAGGCAGCTGTTCGGGGGTGTGTAATATGCATTTGTACGTATGGCGGTATGTTCCCGGTGACGATTATCTCCGGGAACAGCCCTATTTCACGTCAGACCGCATCCTGGATGATGCGGTGTCCGTTGTCTGGTGCGAACGGTATCAGGAGCCGGGGGAGTTCGTCCTGCTCCTGCGGGCAACACCGGAACTGCTGCGGTATTTTGCCGACAATACCATCCTGCTATCCAGAGAGGGATCCGACACCGCCATGTTCGTGGAAACCGTAACGCTCACAACATCGGCGCAGGACGGGAACTATCTGCGCATTTCGGGACGCAGTGCGGAATCCGTCATTTATGAACGCATCATAAGACAGACGGACACGCAGCAGGGAAGACCGGACGAGCTGATCTACTATTATATCCGCGAAAATGCTGACAGCTACTGGTATTTCCATACGGACGCGGCACACAGAAATCAGCAACGGTACAAATATATCAATCTGCTGGAACCGGATGATTATGCGCCGATGCAGGGTGCTACGGATGCACAGCCATTCGGGCAGTCTGTCGGGGCATTTGCGGAAACGATGTGCAAAGCCTTCGGATTTGGATTCCGCATCCGATTTGTAAACGGCAAGCTTTTATACTCGTGCTATAAAGGGGATGACCGGTCAGTCGGGCAGAATGTGCTTCCGGCTGTCATCTTCGCCGAGGAGTTTGAAAATCTGGCAGATACGGTGTACTCGCTGGATCGCTCCGGCTATTATAACCGCGTCGTCATCGGCGGCGAGGGCGAGGGAAAGGACAGGATCGTTGCGGAATACAGTGATGAGATCACGAAAAACGCGGGACTCCTGATGCGTGAAACGTTTGTGGATGCAAAGACGGTATCCAGCAATGTGGACAGCGATGTGTCCTATGTGACGCTTTTGCAGCGGATCGCGATCGATTCTGTAAACAGTAAGCGTATCGCACATTCGTTCGGCGGAGATATCCTGCCGGGCGGACAGTTCACGTACAGGAAAGATTATTTCCTCGGTGATACGGTTACGGTCAGAAATGCATACGGCATCACGGGAACGGCTGTTGTATCGGAGGTCGTCGAGACGGAAGACGACAGCGGGTACAGGCTGATTCCGACTTTCAAAGACTGGGTGGTGGTAGAAAATGATGAAATGCGGATTCTTTAATTCGGTGGATGAGGACAGGCTGTATAATGCGGATGATATATCGCTGTTTTTCAATCATCTGTTCACGGACGGCGTAATGTCCCTGCCGGAAGACGCACTGCAAGTGACAGCCGGTACTGGTTTGAGCGTCCGTGCTGCGCCCGGTATCGGCATGATCCGATCCCGGTATCTGTACAATACCGGGGTGGAAGAAATTGCGCTTGCTCCTGCGCACGACACCTATCCCCGCATTGACCGGATCGTCATGCGGCTGGATCTGACGGCTTCGGGCAGATTGCTTTCACTTGCTGCCTTGACCGGAACAGCGTCCGCACAGCCAATGGCTCCGGAGCTGACGCGCACACGCGAAATCTGGGAACTGTCACTTGCACAGGTCGGTGTGCATCAGAATGCGACCGCCGTTTCCGACATTCTGGATGAGCGCCTTGACGATGCGGTCTGCGGGCTTGTCAAGGCGAAATTCGCCGTCAAGGCAGAAGGCGGAACGGGTGACTATATCCCGCACGGCATGATTATCCCGATTATGAGCGGAAACGCCGGAGAAGCCGGCATAAGCGGAGCATATCGCACACTATCTGAAAGTCAGGAGGCACATGTATGACTGAAATTACCATCCAAAATCCCGCTGGTGCAGCGCAAGGGGCGGAGTTAGTAGGCGTTCTCACGCAGTACGCATCGGATTTTTTCGACGAGTACACATACGATCAGGTAAACGAAACTCTTATTTTTAAAAACACAGGCGATAACACCGCGTGGGTTACTATCAATATAGGCGAATCGCAGGTTCTTCGTATTACTTTGTTTGACGGCTCATATGCAACCGTAAGCATAACTGGTGTA